AGCGTAACTCTTTCAGTTGGGACTCAAAAAGGTGTGGACTTTACGTTCTCATCTCAAGAACTAACGCTCACAATCGACGAGTTCAAAGCACGATACATTGAGCCAGCAATGGCGGTATTAGCTGCGAACATTGAAAGCGATGCGTTTACGATGTCCAAGGACGTCTTCAATTTTGTCAACGGAGTAGGCTCTGCAAACTCCTTTGCGAATATAACCAAAGCACAAAAGGAACTGACCCTTGGGCTGGCTCCTTACGGTGATCGCGTGTATATGCACGATCCTCAAAGTGTTGTGGATATGCTTGCAGACACGAAAGGACTCTTTCAAGACTCCGGACAGATTGCCCAACAGTACAAAGAAGGTATGCTAGGACGGATTAGTGGATTCGATCATTACGAAAACACTTTAGTCCCCACTCATACCACTGGAACGGCAGCAGCCTCGACAGGGTACTTAGTCAATGGGGCGAGTCAAACTGGCTCTTCTTTGACAGTAGATGGAGGAAGTACGACGTTCCTAGTCGGTGACATTATCACTATTGCAGGAGTCAACAGGGTTCATCCTGAAACTAAAGCAGACACAGGCGTTCTTCAGAACTTTGTCGTGACTGCAAACTCAGGTAGCTCTGCGACAAGTCTATCCATATCACCCGCTATTACTGCTTCAGGCGGCAATCAGAACGTTAGCGGTAGTCCTGCTGACAATGCGGCCATCAGTAAAGTAGGTGGTGGCAATGGAGCTGATTGGACTGATACATTGGCTTATCATCGTGATAGTTTCTGCTTCGCCACGGCTGACTTAGTGCTCCCGGAGGGAGTGGACTTCAGTGCGAGAGAAGTAATGGATGGCATCTCTATGAGAATCGTCCGAGACTACTCAATAAGTGCTGATACCTTCCCTTGTAGAATAGACATCTTGTACGGATTTAAAACAATTCGTCCTGAGACTGCTACGAGAGTGGGCATCAACTAACCCCCCTATTAGCCGGGGCGTAAAAACCCCGGCTTACTTTTTAGGTGAGATATGGCAACAAGTCAGGAAATCATTGATCGAGCAACGAGTCTTTTGCGTGTTCGTACTTCAGGCGTTACGTTCTCAACTGATGACGCGAACAAAAACGCGGACGTATTCATTGCGTTTAAGAATATGCTGAATGAGTTTGGTGAAGACGGTTTAGTTAACATTCCTGAGCCTTCCAGCTTAACTGATACGTTAGACATTCCAGCAGGATCAGTTCGAGGACTTGCTTACAATCTAGCGGTAGAAGTGGCAGCAGAGTTTGGTCTTGACCCGACTCCGATTGTGTTTGAGATAGCAAAAGAAACAAAAGATCGTCTCGAAAGTGAAATTACTTTAGATATGTCAATCGATGCCAGTGATCTTAGGTGGTCGCATGGTAAGTACGAGATAGATAGCGATAGTTTATGAGAGCCTCAGTTCCATTAGAGTCGAGCTATCAAAGCACACGACTAGACGCAAATAGACAGCAAACCTTAAATCTGTTTCCGCACACACTGAGAGGATATAGGCAGTTTCCCGGCCATGTGACTTTTGCATCGTTTCAAGCCACGGGAGAAGCCCTTACAGACGCAAACGCAAGTGCCATAACAGACAGTGCAGGAGATGCGGTTCTAGTCTCAGTGACGCCAGGAGGCGCAGACAGAGGACTTATTGCAAACGGCCCGAATGGACTTTTGTATCAGGTTACAGGCTCGTCGCTGTACAGCATAGACTCAAGCGGAACCGCTACATTTAGGGGCGAGGTAGCAAATGATCCTCAGCCTGTTGTAATGGCAACAGACGCTAATCAGTTAATTATTTGCACTGGTGGCACTCCTTCTGCGCTTGTCTATACTGTTTCAGGTGGATTACAGACCATTTCAGACTCAGACTTGCTTACAACTAGCAGCGTGGCCTTTTTAGACTCAAGGTTTATTTATCAACAACCAGATGGCTTTTTTGTTGTCTCAGCTTTGAACGATGGCACAAGCATTGCCTCTTTAGACTTTGCACAAGCTGAGGCTTTACCAGATGACTTGTTAAGGGTTTTTTCTCAAGATCAATACCTTTACCTATTCGGAGAAACAACCACTGAGATATGGTTTACGAGTGGTACAGGTAGGCCGCCTCTTTCAAGACAAGCAGTTTTACAACAAGGTATTTGTGGAACTTACGCAGTTGGTTCAATTGACGGAATAATTTATTTTATTGATGCAAACAGAAGACCGGGAATGATTCAGGGCGAATCGTTTCAGCCTTTGTTCGTTCCTGCGATTGGAGAACAATGGGCAGGGTTTGGAGCAAGTGACTTTGAAACAGCAAGGGTAGCGACTTACTCTTTGCATCAAGAAAACTTTGTAGACTTCATATTCTCAGACCAAGGGCAGATCTGGACGTATCATGTAACGTCTAAAACGTGGTTTGAAAAAGACTTCATGACTACCTCAATCGTTCACGATTACGATTTAGTCCTTGCCGCACATTCGGCAAACAAAAAGATTTACAAGCTAGACTTTGCAAACTTTCAGCAAGACGGTGCAGACATGACAAGGCGTAAAGACTTGCCTTTGATTAGCTCTGAAGTCTTAGACGTTGGAGGCGCAGAGATGGTGATCGACAAAGTTAAATTACACGTTGACGCTTCAGCAAGCTCGTCAGTTTCTTTGAAGGTATCAAAAGATTTAAATAGCTTTTCCACAATCAACACAATGAGCGTTGACGGAAATAAAACCCTTGATGTGAAATCTATCGGCAAATCAAGAGAGATCATTGTCCGGGTAGAAACTAGCTCTAATACAAAAGTCGATATTTTAGACGCAGCCATTGATGCTCAAGTTTTGAGAGGATAAGAAATGGGACAACTAACACAAACTACCACCCAGCTTCAAACGATTTTAGATGATGCAGACGCAAGTAATGCGGGCAACACTTCGATCTCAGATGCGAGTGATACAACTGCAACCAGCGTAAAAAAATCAGGCTTTTATTCTCTACAAGCTTCTAGCTCTAACGCACCGAGTACAGACAGATCGGCGTTATTAACGGTTGTTAGAAATACAAGTGCGACAGGTGAGATCAGATACGGTCAGATAGTTTGGACTGAATCTAACGGACTATGGTGGAACCGAGACGATGGCGGTAGCTTAGGGACTTGGTACGAAGCAGTCGGAACAGCAGCAACCCAAACACTTACAAACAAGACTCTTACAAGCGCGGTCCTAACTACACCTCAGATTAATGACAGTAGTGCAGACCACCAGTATATCTTTGCATCAGCAAATCTGGCCGCAGATCGGACGGTATCTTTACCCTTGCTGACAGATAACGACACCTTTGTTTTTCTAGCGCACACACAAACACTCACAAATAAAACCCTAACTTCTCCAGTCATTACAGGCGGCTCAATTAACAACACGCCTATCGGAGCAAGCACTGCCTCGACAGTCGTAGCGACTCAAGTAAATATAGAGGGTCAGGGTGATCTTAGATTACAAGATAGCGCAGGATCGGAATATGTAGCTTTACAGGCTCCTGCTACATTAAGCGGATCGTATACTCTTACTTTACCAGGAGACGATGGAACTGCTAATCAAGTTCTGCAAACAGACGGATCAGGTGTTACGTCTTGGGTCAATGTTAGCTCAGCAGGGATTTCAGACGGAAGCATAACCACCGCAAAACTAGCAGATGATGCTGTGACTCAGGCAAAGGTCGCAGACGATGCTATAGGCGCAGATCAACTGGCTGCCAGTGCTGTAGTGACCGCCTCGGTGGTAGATGATGCAATTACCTCGGCAAAATTGGCTCATGCTTTAGATGTCGTGACCTCCCTTGGAATAGGAGGAGGATCAACTAACGGAGTTTCAATCACTCAAGGCGCAATCTCTATTAAGAACGGAGGGGCGCAAAGCTACATTGATTTATATTGTGAATCAGGGAATGCCCACTACGCAAGGCTCTTAGCCCCTGCACACTCTGCGTTCTCAGGTAACATTACTCTCACCCTCCCGGCTGCGACAGACACGCTAGTAGGTAAAGCAACCACTGACACCCTTACGAACAAAACTCTAACCTCGCCTAAGATCAACGAAGATGTGGCAGTTACCGCAACCGCAACAGAGATAAATATACTTGATGGCGTAACGTCTAGCACCGCAGAACTTAATATCTTAGATGGCGTTACAAGCACCACAGCAGAAATAAATATCTTGGACGGTGTGACGGCTACCACAGCAGAGATCAACTATCTTGATGTAACAACACTTGGCACATCAGAAGCTAATAAAGCCGTAACTTCAGATGCCAATGGTGTTACTAAGTTTGATAATGGTATTCAAGAAGAGTCAACAGTAGTAACAAGTTCTAGTAATGCAGCAACATTAAATCTACGAGATGGTTCAGTTTTTACACATACTCTTTCTGAAAATGTAACTTATACATTTAGTAATCCTGCTGCATCTGGATATGCTTCCTCATTTACATTAAAGGTTACTCAGGACTCGTCAGCAAGAACAATCACTTGGCCTGGATCAGTAGATTGGGCTGGAGGTACAGCTCCTACGCTTAGTACAGGATCGGGCGATGTTGATGTGTTTGTATTTTTTACCGTGGACGGTGGTACGACTTATTATGGATTTACAGCAGGACAGGATCTAACTTAATGGCTTTTCTTTCTGAAAAACTTATTTCTGCATCTGGTGCTGTTGGAGAAGAAACAGATCCAGATTTTTCGCTTGTAACCGCTCTATTTCATTTTGACGGTGATAACAATGGTACCAATTATAATGCTGTTAACTCTTCAACAGTAAGTGGCGCACCCACACTTAACAATAGAAGTGGGGGGCAGATGTTCCAAGGGACATTTTCGCCTTTCAGCCAAGACGAGGGCAAGTGGTCAGCAGAATTTCCAGTAGGTGTTGCAACAAATAAGCTAGAGTGCGCTTCTTCTGCTGATTTTGCGTTTGGAACAGGGGCTTTCACTGTAGAGGCTTGGGTTTTCGTAACAGCCGACAATTACGACTATAGTAGAGTATGGGCTATCGGCCCATATTATAATGACAACAACAGTGTAGGGCTGTCTGTAGATGATACAGATAATAGCTCCAAAATAGCATTTTATGCTAATGCTGCAACTTCTGGAAGAGTTTGTATTTCAACAAACGCAACTCCAAGAAATGAATGGTTCCACGTTGCCGTTACAAGAGATGGAACTGGAGATTTTAGGTTATTTGTGAATGGAAACTTAGATACAACAAATACTTCTTACAGAACTACTGATATAAGCCCCGGAGGGAATCAACCTTTAGTTATTGGATCAACAACTGATAGAGCAGTAACAGAGCCATTTGAAGGATTTATATCAAATTTTAGAGTAATTAAAGGGTCAGCTTTATATACCTCTAGCTTTACAGTGCCTACCTCGCCATTGACAGCAGTAACTAATACCAAACTGTTAACGTCTTGCAGTAACAGATTCAGAGACAAATCTACGTCTGCACATACTATAACTTTGACAGGTTTACCAAAAATACAACCCTTTTCACCCTTTGCGCCTAGTGCGGCTTATGATCCTGCGGTCAATGGAGGCTCCGCTTATTTTGCTATAGGTTCAGCACAACAATATGTTTCTAATGTTATTCCATATAACAGTAGCACATGGACAGTCGAAGCATGGGTTTATATGGCAGATATAAATGTTGGATCTACCTATACTATTCCAGTGCCTTTCCATTTGACAGGAACAATAGGTGCATCTGTTCGTATGCAGTTTGGATTTAATAGTTCAAGAAATTTGCAGTTACGTTGGTGGGATGGATCTTCAGCAAATTATTGCACTGGTGATGATGTAATTCCTTTTAATGCATGGCATCACATTGCAATAAGCGTAAGCAGTAATACCATAAAAATGTTTAATAATGGACATCAACAAAGTTTATCAGGAACAACTACATTAAATAATAGGCTCTCAAGCGATAATGACTATACTTCTTGGGGTGGAGGAATTCATACCTATTCTTATTGGGACGGTTATATTTCTAATCTTAGGATTCAAAACGGAACAGCGCAGTACAGCAGTTCTTTTACACCTCCTACAGCACCAGTGGGGAATACTTCAACATCTCAAGTTTTGGTTAATTACACATCTTCTAATGCTTTTGATAGCTCAAGAAAAGTAAATTCAAGAATGGTTGGAAGTTGTGTAACAAAGACTTCTCCTAAAAAATTTGGCACAGGAAGTTTAGATATATATGGATCAACTGGTAGTCGCCTCGATACTTATTCCAGCGATATTACTTACTATGACATTTTAAACGCTGGTAAATTTACAGTTGAATTTTGGTTATATGTAGATAACTACCATGCCGCTTATTCAGATATTGTGGGCAGATTCAATGGCGTGTCTGCTGGCTGGTTGATTTATCAAAATGGAAGTTATATCGAAGCCTATATTAATGGCGTTCAATTACAAGTAGCAAGACCGTCTACTGCCACATGGACGCACTTTGCATTAACTAGAGATGGCACAACCACCAGACTTTTTAAAGACGGAACATCTGGAGCAACAAGCACAGCTTCTTTGGGCGCAGATCAAACATCTTATTTTTTAGCGTTTGGTGGAGATGCGACAGGAAGGAATGGTTTAGATGGATATGTTGATGAGTTTAGATTGACTTACGGAAAAGCAAGATATACCTCCAACTTCACTCCAGCGACGGAACCGTTTCCAGACTTATAGGAAAATATTATGCAGATAGCAATTATCAAAGATAATAAAATAGAAACTATAGGAGAACACAGAGAGTTGTTTAAGAATGTTGCTTTCCCTAAATCCGGCCCACCTGCCGATTGGATGGTTGAAAATTCTGTTATGCCTGTGACGATGAGCCGTTCTTACGACAGAATGACCCAGAAAAGCATTAGCGTAGATCCTTATATTGAAGACAATGTTGTTTATTTACATAAAATAGAAGACTTAACAGACAGCGAGAAGGCAGAAGTACAGACAGAGAAAAATAATATATTGGCAGAGGTTCAAAGGGCAGAACGTAATAGAAGGCTTCAAGAGACAGATTGGATGGCTTTAGGTGATGTTGTAATGTCTGAAGAATGGAAGACATACAGACAAGCTCTTAGAGATATTACTAAGCATGAAAACTGGCCTAATTTGAAAGAATCAGGTTTGCATCCTCCCCAAGCTGGCTCAGATGTAAGTGATTGGCCTGAGAAGCCTAGTTGATGTCTGATCTATCGCAACACGAAAAAGAGTGCTTAATTCGCTATCAAAACATTGAACAGCGAATGAATCGGATTGAAATGAGTGTCTATGCGCTCTATCCTTTTTTGGTAGGGAGTTTGTTGGCTGCAAAATTTTTAGGTTAAAAAATGATCTTTGAAGTAGCCGGGATCATCAGTGCAATTAGCTCTATAAACCAAGCAGTAAATTTAGCAAAAGACACTCAGCAGACTGCTGCAACAGTTGGAGACATGATCTCAAATCTGACAAGTGCTGAGTCTCGCATTTTACGATTTGAACAAAAGACAAAAGCTAAACGTCCTTTGACAACCGCTGAAGCAATGAAGATCAGCCTAGCAAAAAGGGACGCTCAAGCAATTGATCGAAAACTGCATGATATGTGCCTCAGCATCAATGGAGGCATGGAGCTTTACCGAAACGCCCAAAAGATCAAGGCAAAAGCTCAAGCAGATCACGCAAGGTTTTTAAAAACAGTTGCAAAAAGACGAGCGCAACGAAAACAAAGGATTGAGGAGTACGTCACGGCTTTCGCGGTAGTCTTTGCAATGCTTTTAGTTTTGGGGTTCGCTTATGCTGCTTACGAGTATGTTTATAAACCCTATCAACTAAAAGACGCAAAAGAGCGACTGCAAGAAGCAAGAGAACGACAAAAAAACATAAGGCAATGCGGCAGGGTTAAATGTTAAATGAGCAAACTCGCTTTTGCCTTAATAGTTTTAATTGACGGTCAGCAACAAGAGGTTAGCTATTGGGCTGATATTTTGAGATGCAATCAATTTAGTGAGTGGGTAGAACACGGACACACTTACGCAAAAGAAAAACGACACAAGAAAAGAAATTCACAAGTGAACATAACAGCGTATTGTAAACCAGTGTTTGTGAACGCTAATACCAAATTACTAAACTGACATGACTACAAGGATATTAAGGGATCCCAAAG